GGCTGATGCTTTTGAGAGGGTCGCTAATGGCGACCTAAAGAGGTTGATCATTAACATGCCTCCTAGGCATACCAAGTCTGAGTTTGCCTCGTACCTGCTTCCGTCGTGGTTCTTGGGTAAGTACCCTGAGAAGAAGATCATCCAGACTGCTCACACCGCAGAATTAGCAACAGGCTTTGGCCGGAAGGTTAGGAATCTTGTCTCATCTGAACAGTATCAAAAGGTTTTTCAGACTAAGCTATCGAGTGATTCAAAGGCCGCCGGTCGCTGGAATACTCACTTGGGCGGTGATTACTTCGCTATTGGTGTTGGGGGTGCTGTCACAGGTAAAGGAGCCGATCTTTTAATCATTGACGACCCGCATTCGGAGCAGGAAGCCAAGCAGGGTAATCCCGCAGTCTTTGATAACGTCTATGAGTGGTTCACATCTGGCCCGCGCCAGCGATTGCAACCGGGTGGAGCCATCATTATTGTGATGACTAGGTGGTCTAAGAGAGATCTGACCGGCCAAATCCTCAAAAACGCAGGTAAAGATGGCGTAGATCAGTGGGAAATCATTGATTTTCCGGCAATTATGCCCTCTGGAACCCCTTTATGGCCCGGATTCTGGTCAAAAGAAGCTCTGGAATCGCTAAAAGCGGAACTTCCTGTCTCTAAATGGGAGGCTCAGTACCAACAAAACCCCACATCTGAAGAAGGCGCGATCATTAAGCGCGATCAGTGGCAGATTTGGGAGAAAGACAAGCCTCCATCCTGTGAATATCTCATCCAGTCATGGGATACAGCCTTTGAAAAGAACAATCGCGCAGATTATTCAGCCTGTACAACGTGGGGTGTCTTTCAACATCCTGACAAATTGGGTAATTTAAAGCCCCACATCATCCTCTTGGATGCAATGAAGGCCCGAATGGAGTTTCCTGAGCTTAAGGCTAGGGCCTTGGAGCTTTGGAAAGAATGGGAGCCAGACACATTGATTGTGGAGAAACGCGCAGCTGGCGCTCCGTTGATTTATGAGATGCGAAAGATGGGCATTCCCTTGTCTGAGTTTACACCGGGTAAAGGAAACGATAAAATCTCGCGTGTAAACGCAATCTCCGATCTGTTTGCTTCTGGTGTTGTTTGGTGTCCAGATACCCGTTGGGCTGAGGAAGTAATGGATGAAATGGCTTCCTTCCCTAATGGCGATCATGACGACCTTGTTGACTCTTCAAGCCAAGCTCTTATGAGATTCCGCCAAGGCGGGTTCATTACCATCGATTCTGATGAGCCAGATGAACCCATATATCAGCGCAGACGCATGGAATATTATTAAGGACTTACATGAGCATCGACAAAGCAGTTAACCAAGCTCCTATGGGTTTAAACGACCTGTTAGATGACGGCCCGGACATTGAGATTGAAATTGAAGAGCCAATCATTGAGGAAAGCTCTGTAGAAATTATTCTAGAAGCTGAAACAGATCTGGATAATGAGTTTGATGACAATCTTGCAGAAATTTTAGAAGAAAGTGAACTTGCAAAGATTGCCTCAGAATTAATTGAATTGGTTGAGGCCGACATCACCTCCAGAAAAGACTGGGCAGAGAACTTTGTCAAAGGCTTGGAAGTTCTTGGAGTGAACTATGAAGAGCGCACAGAACCATGGAATGGAGCCTGCGGAGTCTATTCAACAGTCCTCACTGAAGCTGCGATCCGCTTTCAGTCTGAGTCCATCATGGAAACATTCCCTGCTGCTGGCCCAGTCAAGACTGAGATCATTGGTGCAATAGACCGTTTAAAGGAAGAAGCTGCCGAGCGAGTTCAGGCAGATATGAACTTTAAGCTTACAGAAGAGATGCCTGAGTATCGCCCAGAACATGAGCGGATGCTGTACTCCCTAGGTCTGGCTGGCGCGGCATTTAAGAAGATTTACTACGACCCAGCCATGGAGCGTCAGGTCGCCATCTTCATCCCAGCAGAAGACATGATTGTCCCGTATGGAGCTTCTAATCTCCAGAACGCAGAACGGGTTACGCATGTGATGCGTAAGACAAAGAATGAAATGCGCCGTCTTCAGGTCAGTGGGTTCTACCGTGATGTAGATCTTGGCGAGCCAGTGCAGATGCTATCGGACATTGAGAAGAAGAAAGCTGACCAACAAGGCTATAAAGCGACAGATGATGACCGCTTCCAACTTCTGGAAATCCATGTCTATTGGGACTTAGAGGGTTTTGAAGATGAAGACGAAGACGGAGAACCAACAGGTATTGGCCTGCCTTACGTCATCACAATTGATCGTGGCACGGATAAAGTTCTGGCTATCCGCCGTAACTACCTAGAAGATGACCCTAAGAAAACCAAGCGCCAGCATTTTGTAGATTATTGCTACATCCCCGGCTTTGGCTTCTACGGTATGGGTTTGATCCACATCATTGGTGGTTACGCCCGTGCAGGTACATCTTTGATCCGTCAGTTGGTGGATGCAGGTACATTGGCCAACTTGCCCGGCGGTCTTAAGACACGTGGTGCAAGGATCAAAGGGGACGACACCCCAATCCAGCCCGGTGAGTTCAGGGATGTAGATGTCCCCAGCGGTGTTATCAAAGATAACATTATGACGCTGCCTTACAAGGAGCCAAGCGCTACCTTGTTGACTTTGCTGGACAGAATTACAGAAGAAGGACGACGTTTAGGTTCTATCTCAGATATGAAGATCTCCGACATGAGCGCCAATGCGCCTGTCGGTACAACTCTGGCTCTGTTAGAGCGCACATTGAAGACCATGGGAGCAGTGCAAGCCCGTGTTCATTATTCAATGAAACAAGAGTTTAAACTGCTAAAAGGCATCATCAGGGACTACACACCTGCTGAGTATGAGTACGACCCACAAGGTAACGACCGCCAAGTCAAACAGGCAGACTACGACATAGTTGAAGTCATTCCTGTTTCCGATCCCAATAGCTCCACAATGGCTCAAAGGATCATGCAGTATCAAGCTGTGATCCAGCTTGCTCAAGGCGCTCCACAGATCTATGACCTGCCTTTGCTGCACCGCCAGATGATTGAGGTTCTAGGTATCAAGAACGCAGACAAACTGATCCCCGGCGCAGATGATCAAACGCCTAAGGATCCAATCAGCGAGAACATGGCATTCCTCAACGGAAAGCCAACTAAAGCATTCATTTACCAAGATCATGATGCACATATTGCGACTCACACCGCATTTATGCAGGATCCAATGATTGCCGCACAGATCGGTCAAAACCCCATGGCACAGAAGATTCAGGCTTCTACCATGGCCCACATTGCTGAACACTTGGCATTCTTGTACCGCAAGAAGGTCGAGGAGCAAGTGGGAGTTCCATTACCCGCACCAGATGCCAAGCTGCCAGAAGACGTGGAAGTGCAAGTTTCCCGTCTGGTTGCCCAAGGCGCGGCCCAGTTGTTGCAGCTTAACCAGTCACAACAGCAACAGCAGCAAGCCCAGCAGCAAGCACAAGACCCGCTCGTCCAGATGCAACAAGCTGAACTTCAGCTTAAGAGTCAGGCAGAGCAGACCAAAGCGCAAAAAGTTGCCGCCGACATTGAAATGGCTAAAGCCAAGCTTGAACTTGAGAACAAGCGGATCGACACGCAAGCTCAACTTGACATGGCTCGTATGCAGGCTCAGGAAAAGCAAAACAACCAAAAGGTTCAGGTTGATCTGTTTAAACGAGGAAGTTAATCATGTATGAAGATCAGTCTTTCAAATATCTTTTATCTGATCTTCGTGAGAAGGAGAAAACCCTTCTCGAAAGTCTTGGAGGAGGGGCTGCGCAAGATTACCCCTCCTATCGAGAGATGTGCGGCCAAATTCGAGGTCTACTGTACGCACAGACTTTAATTGTTGACCTTGTTCGAAAACTTGAAAGATATGAAGATGACTGAATTCGATGTCAGTGCAGTAGATTTGTCGGGCGTGCTCAACAAATCTGAACCGGAAAAGGCAAAACAAGTGCCAGATCCGGTGACTTACCACCTCCTTTGTATGCTTCCAAAAGCAGAAGAGGAGTTTAGCGAAACAGGCATTTTGAAGTCTGCCACCGCTATGTACCATGAGGAGCTTCTTTCTCCAGTTTTGTTCGTTGCCAAAATGGGGCCAGATGCTTTTAAAGACGAAAAACGTTTCCCAAATGGGCCTTCTTGTAAGGTTGGAGACTTCATTATTACCCGTCCAAACAGTGGCACAAGGATGAAAATCCATGGAACTGAATGGCGTTTAATCAATGACGACAGTGTCGAGGCGGTGGTTCAAGACCCTCGCGGCATTCAACGCCCTCACATGTAAGGAAACAATATGGCTGAAATTGAAAAAACAGAATTTGAATTTCCTGATGAAGTTGAGGAAAAACAGTCTCGCGCTGGCAGTCGGGTAGTAGAGCCAGAAGAGGAAGTCAAAGACGAACCTGAAATAGAGATTGTCGATGACACACCGGAGGAAGACAGGGGTAGAATACCCATGGAAACCCCTCCGCAAGAGCCAACCGACGAGGAATTAGCTAACTATTCCAAGCGAGATCGCACAAAACTTCGTGAATTTACCAGAGGTTATCACGACGAACGCAGGGCTAAAGAGGCAGCGATCAGGGAAAAAGAAGAGGCTATTCGCATTGCTCAAGCAGTTTATGAGGAAAATCAAAAACTTAAAAGCAATGTACACACTAGTCAAAGCGCTCTGCTGGAACAAGCTAAAAAGGTTGTTTCGCAAGAAGTGCAATCGGCTAAAGAAAGGTACAAAGCAGCATATGAGTCTGGCGACGCAGATGCTCTAGTACAGGCTCAGGAAGATTTGACCACCGCTAAGATGAAATCTGAGCGTGTAAACAATTTTAAACCTGCACCTTTACAACAACCACAAAATGTTGTACAACCCCAACATCAGCAAGCACCCCGTGTCGATACCAAAGCCGTTGAGTGGCAAAAAACCAATAAATGGTTTGGTACTGACAAGGAAATGACCGGATTCGCGCTGGCGGTGCATGAGAAGCTGGTTAACGATGAGGGCATCGATCCTCAAAGTGACGAGTATTACAAGCGCATCAACGGTAGATTGCGCCAAGTGTTCCCGGATCAGTTTGAGTCCGAGGAACCCGCTGATACGACGCAGCGAAAGAAATCAAATGTTGTTGCTTCTGCGACGCGCAGTGTTGCTCCTAAAAAAGTTACATTGTCGCCCTCACAAGTGGCTATCGCTAAACGGCTAGGTCTTTCGTTAGAACGCTATGCTCGTGAAGTGTCTGTATTAAGAAGGAATGAAAATGGCTGAACAAAATCGTGAAAAAAGAGCTACAGAGTCTCGTGTAAGTTACGAGCGTCCTACGAGTTGGATGGCTCCTAGTCTTTTACCCGATGCAAATCCTGAGGAAGGCTACGCTTTTCGCTGGATTCGTATTTCTTCTCTTGGCAAAGACGATCCAACCAACATTTCCGGAAAATTACGCGAAGGCTGGGAACCCGTAAAAGCTTCTGCTCACCCTGAGATTCGTTTATTTGGAAACGCCGAAGGGCACTTTCCAGACAGCGTTCAAATTGGTGGCTTGATGCTTTGCAAAACCCCTGTAGAGTTTACTGTGCAGCGTAATGCGTATTATCAGAAGCAAACTGATGCGCAGATGCAGTCTGTAGACAATACATACATGCGCGAAAATGATCCTCGTATGCCTATGTTCAAAGAACGTAGAAGCGAAGTCACTTTCGGTAAAGGTATTTAATTTATAAAGGAGTCTTAAATGGCTTATCCGGTAATTGATGCCCCCTACGGGCTAAAGCCGATCAACTTGATCGGAGGTCAGGTATTTGCGGGTTCTACTCGTGAGTATCCGATTACTAACGGTTATGCTACGAACATTTTCTACGGCGATTACGTAGGTTTGTCTCGTGGTGAAATCGTGCGTCTGTCTGTGTCTACTGGCACAGCAGGCAATCAAACAGGTATCTTCTTGGGATGCTCGTTTAC